TCAGCAATAGCTAAAGAACGTGCTTTGTTGTGGATAGATCTAAACTCGTTCCTATCTATATATTCTAAGATAATTTGAGAAAAATGTTTATCGTATATTGATCTAAATAAAGTTTCATCGTGATCTAAACTTATAAGTTGCGACAAAAAAGCTTTGCATACCTGTTGTTTGCGTCTTACTTTTTGATGCCAATCTTTATCATAAGCTTCTTGTTTTTCCTGTTTAAATTTCTTAATATAATCATCCATACTTTTTATGGCTGTCATAAGCTCATCTTTTAACAACAATACTTCTGGATTAGATAAAGACCCGACATCATCAATCGAGACAACTTTATCAATTTGTTTACTGTTGAATGTTAAAGGCATAGATAAGGATAATTTCATTCTATTTTAGCTTAATTTGGCTTAAAATCTACTAAAAGTGAGGGGGCTTACATAAGAGAAAAACTCACCAAAAACCCTTATTGCCCCATATTTAAAAAGGAAACTCCTCTTCTGCTGCTTTTACTTTTGGTGCTGGTGACTCATTAGCATCAGCTTCTTCTATGGCTTTCATAGTCTTGTAATCAGGCTCTAAGTTAAGACCGATATACTTCTTGCCTTGCTTGCTTTCATTAAGATAGCCTGTAGCTCTAATAGTAACTACACCTTCTCCATGAAAGTCGCTATGCTCTGGCTTTGCTTTTTGTACATATTCACATAGCTTAATTATGTCACCCTCTGTAATCTGCATAACACCAGAATACTTAGGATAGTTTTTGTTAGGATCGTAGTTCTCCTTGTAACGCTTTTTGTGGTCTTCTGCATCTTGTGAGAAAACTGCAAGTGGTAATTTAAAGTCCATAGATAAAAATTAATTGGATTGACGTTTGGCTGATTCTAAATCCTC